CGGTCTGGTCCGTCACCATGAGGACCGAGGGCTCCGCCTTCGTGGCCCTGGCCGGCGGGGTCGCTCTGGCGGACGGCGAGGGGAACCAGATATTCGTCCAGCGCGACGCCCCTCGAGGGAAGAAGGTACGCGGGATCCGCGTGGCCGAGGGAGAGACGGTCCTCCTCTCGAGCCTGGACAACAGCGACATCTGGGAGGTCGCCCCGGACGCGAAGAAGGACTATGTCCATCCGAACCAGAAGCCCATCGAGCTGTCCATGCGCGCTATAATCAACAACACGGAGGCGGGCGAGGTCGTGCTGGACAGCTTCACGGGATCGGGCAGCACCCTCCTCGGATGCCAGAGGACCGGGCGCCTCTTCCGGGGCCTCGAGCTTGACCCCCGATGGGTAGACCGAATCATCAAGCGGTGGTGCCTATGGATGTTCAACCACCACCTCGAGCCGACCGTCACCAGGAACGGAAAGCCATACGAGTGGCAGAAGTTCTGCCCGGAGCTGTAAGAACAAGGAGAGCGAGATGAACGACGAAGCGATCAAAATGTTCAACAACTGCATAAACCACAGGCGTTCAGGGGAACTCCAGGGTATCCCCACGAGAGCCTACCTGGCCATCAGCCGGGAATATGGGGGCTTGGGCAGGGACTCTCTAAAAGAAATAACAAGGGAGAAAATACGTGAGTTAGTGGAAACCGGGGAGATTAGACGTATTCGAGGGATCGGGACGAAAACCTTGTATGCCCTATGTGAATGGCTGGTGAATACCCCAGCGATAAACTCAGAGGCAAACTCAGAAAAGGGTTGAAAAGTCAGAGATCAAGGAGACGGCGGAAGTGCCAAGGCACCAATTCCAGAAGGGCATCAGCGGGAACCCAAAAGGGCGACCGAAGAAGGGGCACACCTTCCGGGAGCTATTCCTCGCAGCCGCAGCCCTCGAGGATATTAAGACAGCGGACGGGAAGAAGATCGATCGGAAACAGGCGCTCTGCGAGATGGTGTGGGCAACGGCCCTGCGGGACAAGAGCATCCCCGCGGCGAAGCTCATTATTGAGCATATCGAAGGGAAGGCCGTCCAGCCGATCGCGGGCGCCAAAGGACCTGACGGGGAACCCCTGCCAGTATTGACGATCATCCAGAGGTTGACCATCGACGAATGGGAACAGAAATACAACGAAAGCGCGTCTGGGACCCCCAGCCCCGACAAGCCCAAGCCCTCTCCTGCCCGGCGGACGAACTCTTCTTCGGAGGAGCCAAGGGCGGCGGGAAAAGCGACTTCCTCCTCGGGGACTACCTCGCGGACTACGAGGAATGGGGAGAAGCGTGGAAAGGTATCCTCTTCCGCCGGTCGTACAAGGAACTCGACGAGATCATCGGCCGCTCGAAACAAGTGATCGGCCAGATCCCCGGAGCGCACTACACCTCGGGAGAGGCCATGCTCTGGAAGATCCCCGCGCCCACGGCGAAATACCCCGGCTTCGCAACCCTGCGCTTCCGGTCCCTCGACTCCGACCTGCGCGTCGGCGAGTACAACGGCCACCAATACCCCTGGATTGGGTGGGATGAGCTTACAGAGTTCCCAGGTTCGGGACCCTACATCTTCATCATCGGATGCAATAGGTCGGCCTTCGGAGCCCCGACCAGGATCCGCAGCACGGGGAACCCCGGACGGCCGGGGCATATCTGGGTCAAGGGCCGCTTCATTGACGTCGCCGAACCGTTCCACATCTTCAAGGACCCCGACACCGACCTCACGCGCTGCTTCATTCCCTCGCGCCTCGAGGACAACCCGATCCTCATGAAGAATGATCCCAAGTACGAGCAGAAGCTTATGCTCTTCCCTCCCCACCTTCGGAAGGCGCTACGCTATGGACTATGGGACGTCGTGGTCGGGCAAGTATTCGAGGAGTTCTCGCGGGAGAAGCACACCATCGCACCCACGCCGCTCGACGCTTCCTGGTACAGATTCGTGGCGCTGGATTGGGGCTACCAGAAACCCTTTGCACTTCAGTGGTGGGCGGTCAACACAGACGGCCGCATGATTCTATATAAGCAATGGTATGGCTGCGAGACAGGAGCCGACAACACCGGGCTTAAAATGTCCGCGGGGAACGTAGCCGCGAAAGCCTGGGAGATGAGCGTCAACGAGGGAGCCACAACCATGGTCGCAGACCCGGCCTGTTGGACGAAGATCGGGCTCTCGGACCAGAAAGGCATCGAAGTCCCCAGCGTCGCCGAGACGTTCGAGAACGCCGGTTTCACCATGGTCAGAGCGAACAACGACCGCATCAATGGACTGGCGCGAGTCCACGAGCTGCTCCAGGCCACAACCCCGGACGGCCACGCCATGCTCCTGATCACCAGATCCTGCCACCACTGGCTGCGGACGGTCCCTTACCTGACTTCCGACCCGAGGAACCCGGAGGACATAGACACGAACCTCGAGGATCACGATTATGACTGCACCCGATACGCGGTGATGAGCGAATACGCCCTGGACCCCCGCGGGCTGGCACGGCGACCCGTCCTTCAGATCCCCAAGAGGAAGAAGGAATACGACCCCTTGCGCGAAGGTCTATGATGCGTTACCTTTCGGGGTATCCAGCCCAAGGGGAGGTTTTCGCCCAACCAGCCCGCGGGACTAATCCATGCAGGGGCGGTGAGGGAGTCGTTCTCCATCATCCCAAGCCCGCCCCACTTTGTATCCGACGCAGGGTGGAGCAGGGGCAAGCTCGCCGGGCTTACGTCCCGGAGGTCGTCGGTTCGAATCCGGCCCCTGCTAAAAGGGGAGGGAGCGCCATGGATTTCCTTAATCAAATCGCCCAGCCGCCAGGGGACCGCACCTTCCTCGCAAAGACCGCATCCCAGCAGCCCAAGAAGAAGAAAAAGGAGAAGGAGAAGAAGGCCATCGACACCGCCAGAGTCCTGTATGGGCAAGGGGGGAATGCGTAGAGCCTACCCTTTACTCCGAGGTCATATCAGCGCACGGGGCCCTCGCCCGTAAACGGCAGCCATGGGAGCCCCTGTGGAAAGAGGTCATCGACCTCTGCAACCCCACCCGCGCCTTCTACGCCCCGACCGACCAAGACAAGGCCAAGAAGCCCGCAACCGTCTTCAATTCCCGCGGCATCCACGCGTGCAACATCGCCAGCTCAGGCTTCCTTTCCTACACCGCCAACCGCCAGTCCGCCTGGTATCGCCTCAGAACCAGCGACATCAAGTTCATGGAGGAGCCTGGGGTCGCGGACTTCCTCGAACAGGCAGACGGGATCCTGTACGCGGAGTTCGAGCGCAATGGATTTTATGAGTGCCTCGGGGAGATGACCCCGGATGGCCATTCGATCGGGACCGCCTACGGATACATCGAAGAGGACGTCGCCAGGCAGCGTATACTCTTCCAGGGGCGACACTACCTCTCCGCTTGGATCGAGGAAAACGCCTTCGGAGAGGTAGACGTTCTGACCGAAGAGGTCCTCATGTCCCATCGGGATCTAGTGACCAGATTTAACGACGAGCTGACCGAGACAATACGATCCAGAGCAAAAACGGATCCATACAGCACGAGGACCGTGAAGCACAAAGTCATGCCGATGGACACTAGGTTCCTCGCCTACGCGAAGCAGCGCGTCGATCCCCGGATGCCCTACGTGTCCATCTGGTACGACGAGGAGCTGGCGAAGATACTCGATGTGGGTGGATATTGGGAGTTTCCCTTCTTGGTATCCCGCTTCCGCAAGAACTCCGGGGAAGCATACGGGCGATCCCCAGGACAGGACGCACTTGGGGACCTGTACGGCGCCACGCAGATGACCAAGTCCCGCCTTCGGCTCGGCCAGCTCATATCCGACCCCACCATGCTGGCCGACGAGAAGCTCGAGGGCAGGGACGACCTCCTCCCCGGTGGCAGAATCTATGTGAAGGGGGTCCAGCGGTTCGAGCCCGTAACCCTTGGGGCGAACTATCCTATCACAATCGACAACGAGGAGCGCCAGGACCACATTATAGACGACCACTTCATGGTCCCCATCTACCTCATGCTCCAGCAGATGGAAGGGAAGATGACAGCCCGCGAGGTCATAGAGCGGGTCGGGGAGAAGGCCGCGGTCCTCGGATACATCACCGGCCGGTTCC